AGCTCTTAGTTTTTCTTTTCCACCAACAGATTTTAAAGAAGGTCCCCACAAAGGACGAGGTGGTATAGTCCCTCTACTTTTCCCTCCACCTTTACCCCCAGTACCATACTCAAGGATTAAAGCAAGTTGATTTAAAGTTAAACCCCCTTGTGAGGACCTTTTCTTACCTATTGGTAAACCAACTAGTGTTCTAGACTTGTATTTAAAAAAACCCACTGATCTATGGTATAACCCTGTTAAATAGTAAGTAGGGTGATCACCGTATTTTCTCAGTGTAGCATCAGAGAGAGGTTCCCAGTATACACCAGAACCTTTAGGAGGAGAACCAGTTGCAATTGAAGTCTTAACTATCTTTAGAAGAGCTCTTGCAAACTTAGTAGTAGCCGTATCATAGGCTTTTTGAATATCTGGGGCTAGGTTATCAATGAACTGCCCCACTTTTACCCAATCCCCTTCTAACTTTATCTGGAATTGAAGATTAGATAGGTTTGGGAGAGTTACATTAACTTTTCTAGCCATATTCTAAGTTGTATTAACTTGGTACATCCCAAGTATATACCCCATTACTTAATTGTAATGGAGGACGGGTTTCACCATTTACCTCATATACAGCAGCTCTAAAACCTGTCCAAGTAGAATCTGGTCTTTCTGATACCTGTATACTACTCTGACCTACTGAGATATTGTACTCAAGAGTATCAAAACCAATACCAGTAGTACTTCCTTGACCATCTACTTCGTATATTGTTAACCTAACTGCTAGCCTATCTTCAGCTGGGGCAGAGAGGTTAATACTACCACCTAATTGAGAAATAGAGCAAGAAATAACTATATCGGTTCTAGTAGCAGCAGTCTGAACTACTGTATCAGTGGAAGTAGTAGATTCTGAACCATTGGTTATAGTGGCACGTATGGTAGCAGATCTTGTATTTTCAAAACTTGGATTAGCACCTACGGATACAGTACCATTGGAATCCACTGAGAAAGCAGGATCTCCACTTACCTTCTCAAAAGATACAAACCCAACATTATTAGCAGTACCAGATTCCCTAGAAGAATAGGTAGCCTCTTGAGACCATGATGGACCTGAGGGATTTGCATTACCACCACTACTACTTATACTAGGATATGATATACCAGTAGTTACAGTTATATCACCACTATAGCCAGTGATCTTATTCTCTGCTTGATATAAAGTTATGGATTTTGGTTCCAAATCCTCATAACTTGCAGTTACCGTAGCTGATCTTATACCTCCAGGAGTAGTTCCTCTACTAGCTACTGTTACAACCCCAGTTTCTGGATCTAAACTAAAACCTTCTCCAGTAATACTTAAAGTTGGCTTAAGTCCTGATGGAATATCTCCAGTTACAAGTTCTGCAGTTATTGTAGCAGTATCCTGACCAGCAGATAACGGATTATCTCTCGAAGTTCCCTTGTTAGCTGAAATCACAATTTCATAAGCTCCACCAACTGGTATATAGGAATCAACATCTATATAGATATTTACTTGATTACCTTGAGTAGATCGTACCAATTTATAACATTTAGTACCTCCAGTTGGTAATTGAGTATTTTGATAGTTAATAAATAAGGCTCCATTATTAGAAGTGAATTCCACTTCAGTAACACCAAGAGCCATTAAGTAAGCAGTATCTTGCAACTCAGTGAAAGTAGTTGCATTTACATTACAGGTTACTTTAGCAGTTCCAGTTACCTCAATTGTTTGACCACCGGATATTGAAGTTACTGTATCACCAGAAGAAAAGGTTTGTTTGTTTTTCTTATTGTTAGTTAAGTTGGTGATATCAGTATCATTAGCAGTAATCTGTTCTTGGAGTTCGTCCAACTTTGGTTGGATATCTTCTTCTATTTCAGTTTTAACTGCTTCAATAGCTTCATAAATAGCTGAAAGATCTACCAAGCTAAGAAAATCATATAGGTCTACCTTTTCAGTAGTGGATACCTGAGTATATGGTTTCCATCCTGAAGCTACTTTTTCTTTTATCTGGTCATTAGTAAGGGTTGTGAAACTACTTATATCCCTAAAAATAGGCATATTCTAGAGAGTTTAAAGTATTACAACTACTAAATATATTACTAATGCTCCAGCCATTACTGGAACAAAGTCTTTCCAAAATTTTGGTTCTACCATTTCCCCATCTTTATTAGGATATTTCTTACCTGAAGTCTGTTTGATACCAGCCCAGATAATTGCTACCAAGAAAGCTGGAAATATTGCAGCCCATTTCATTGGAAGAAGTACACCAAAGATTGCAGTAACTAACATCCCGATAATTACCTGCCAAAGATTTTCTTTTGTCATAATAGTTGAGTTTTTAAGGTTAAAAATTTATTACCAATAATAAGACCAGTTACCACTAATCAATGGTGGTAATGACTGCATATTTACTTGAAATATACTATAATTTGGCCAACTTGAATTCATACTGGTAATACTAGCTGAGCTTTGTCCTATTGATAAATTAACAAAATTATCAGCTCCGTTACCCATATCATCATGTTGGGTCCACCCAACATTTAAACTATCATTTACAGCCCGACTAGCATTAATTGAGCCACTTCCATAAATATTTAAAGATATGCTTAAAGTTACTGATACTTTACCTTGGCTTTTTTGGGTAACAGTAGTAGAAGCACTTACCCCTATAGCTGACCCATTATATAGGATTTCCATACTAACAGAAGTCGATCTACTTGAGGATCCTGAGTTTGATGTTGCCGTAACACTACCAGTAGTTGAACTTAATGTACCCCAACTTGGTTTACTGCTAGTCCATTTATAAGTTACTGTATGACCTGGTGGGAGTCCATGATTATTTAAAGTAGCACCCGAGGTATAGGTGATATCATATTCAACATCTGAATTTGGAGATACAGAACCACCATTGTAGGGTATATCACTATAGAAAAATTGATTTATAGTTACATTTTTGTATCCAGTGACTGAGTTAGCTGCTTGCCAAATTTCAGCAGTCTTAGTTGCAGTTTTTCCATTTGCAGTTACTGAAACAGTACCAGTTGAAACCTTAGTTCTTGCTTTAACTGTAGTACCAAGAGAACTTGCAGTATAAGCTCCAGTTGAAGTATTAACTCCAGTTCCTGAAAATGATTTAGAACCAATGGTAGTATTTGAAGCTGGAGAACCAGAACTATAGCTACCAGATTGAGTTATACTAACTGTAGGAGTTACTGTTCCACCTGAAGCAGGTATATCACCTGGATAAGTGTATGTAATCACTGGGTTATTCCAGGTGACTGAGTTAGCTGCTTGGGTTATAGTAACTGAGTTAGAGGTTAAGTGAGCATAAGTAGCAGTTATTATTATAGATCTAGCTGGTCCTACTGTTGTACCTCTATTTTCTGCTGTTAATTTAAAACCACTTTGAGAAAACCCAGTAGCTGACCCAGACCAACTAGTAACTAGATCATACCCACCTACACCTTCAGTATTGGAAGTATACATTCTATACACTACAGTGGATAAAGTTACTGTACCACCATTAGCACCAATAGAAGTACTACTAACTGACAGTGTCATTCTGTTATCCACAAAACTATTAGCCTGCTGATAGACTGTTGCAGATATAGTTCCACTCTTCCCATTTAAAGTATAAGTATAAGTTAGAGTACCCTTAGAAGTTCTACTTGTTATAGTAGTACCAAGGTTACTCCCTGATATACCTGTACTATAAGAACCATTAGTTGGAGTAGCTTGTGAATAAGTATCATTTGAACCAGAAGTATAAGTTCTAGTTTGAGATACAGTTCCTCCTATGGTACCAGAACTAATTGTTCCACCTGAAGCAGGTATATCTGCTACTGTTAGTGTACCACCGGATGGATTTCCATAAGCTGTAATAGCATTAGCTTGTTGACCTACAGTTTGAGTACCCCTTAATGTTCCAGTTACAACAGTACTCCCCAAAGTGGAAGGGTGAGTAAATGTCACGGTAAATGTTGAAGTAATAACACCAGAAGTTCTAGCATTCCCAACTACTGTAGTTCTGTTAGCTGCTGTTACAGCACCAGTACCTGTATTTAAAGTAAACCCATCTGTGGCAGGCATTGAATAACTACGTGAATAAGCCATTGTACCCCCATATTTACTGCCACTTGGATTACCATCATCAACTACCTGACCACTTGAAAAAGTAATAACTGCTTTTCCATTACCAACAGAAGCTGCTGTTCCACCTGAAGCAGGTATTGGTTGATTTGGGTAATAAAAGTGTACAGTAGCAGTAGAGGTGTTACTAACTGCAGCTTCCAATTTAGTTACCCTGTTCTCTGCTTGATTACAAGTTAGAGTAGAAGGAAAACTCTTACCAGCATAAGTACCACTTACAGTACCAGTTAAAGCTGGTCCTACTGTTGTACCCCTACTTGGTATAGTTATATTAGCATGAGAAGTAGTAGCTCCAGTTATACCTGTTATAGTTAAAGTTATATTGGCATCACTTGCTGCAGGATATACCTTAGCAGTACTTGTAGAAGTATAAGTATTAGTAACTTCCACATCCACTACCAAACTTCCACCACCTGCTCCAACTGAACTTGTATTATTATGCCAACCAACTGCAGATACCACTGTACTATCAATGGAGTTAGCTTGTTGACCTACAGTTACTGATTTATTAGAAGATTTGCCATTTAAAGTAACAGTAAATCCTACTGTTGATACAGAGGTTACACCTGATATAGTAGTTCCTTTTGAAGCTGCTGTTACAGCACCATTAGTTGAAGATGTGGTACCAGTAAATGAATAACTACCAGCTGGTAGGGTAGTTAGATTAAAGGTATTTACTCCTTCATCATAGTCATCATTCCATCCCCAAGCTTGAGTAACCTGAATAGTTGGATTTACTGTTCCCCCTTTTGCTGGTATTTGAGGATAGGAAATAGTTATAACTGGATTAGCATAGATCACAGTACCAGCAGGTTGAGCTACTTCAGCTTGAGCTGATTTGGTTAAAGTAGTAGATCCATCCCAGTTAGCTACTGATATATCTACTTTTACATTAGCTTTTAATTCTGAAGATACTTCAGCTTCAGTAGCAGTAACTACCCCAGTATCAGTATTTATACTAAAAGTTGGGGGAGCAGTTCCTACAAAAGCATAGCTATCTTGATATCCAGCTGTCAAAGGTCTAGTGGAAGTTGCTTCAGAAGTCCATACCTGATCTATGTGCATACTCAATGATGGGCTAGAAGTTCCCCCTAAAACTGGGATATCATTTTCATATACAAAAGAATCAATTGATATGGTTTCAGTTTCTATAGTATTAGCCTGCTGATAGACTGTTGCAGTAGCTTGTCTAGTTATATCAGCCCCACCTCCATTATATTGAGTAGAAGGAACCCATTTGAAGTTATGGCTATATTTTACTCCAGCAGAACTTTGACTACTTGCAGCAGCTGGTTTCTGAGTAACTGTTACAACTCCAGTATTTGTATTTATACTCCAACTTGAATTTGAGGAAGTGAATGAATATCCTTTGGTTTCTACCAATGTACCATAAGTAGATAATGGTATATCACCTGGATTACCCTGTACCCCTGAAGTATATATCATCGAGGGTTCCTTACTTTGGGTAAGCACTGGATTTGAACTCCCACCTTTTGCTGGTATCTCTGAAGGGTTGTAGGATAATCCAAATACAGCATCTGGTAGCTGAATATCTTCTACATAGTTACCTTCCCTTGTAACTTGAGCTTGTTTTTCATCAACATTAGAATTTAGTGTTTTATATGGGTAATTAGTGTTGGGTATCCACTCCATAACAACTTCCCTACTTATTATGGGAGAAGTAGTGGGATTTGTAATAGTAGTACCTAAACTCCCCATAACAACCCCACCATCATTATTCTCAGGAGATAGATCTATAAAACTCCCACTTGGACCATCCCAATAATAGGATATATATTTAATATGAATATTACCAAACTGTGGTTGTGGGAGATCAGTAGAAGAAGCCCCAGAAATGTAAATAAACTTTAATTCTGGATTATGCTCTACAGAATCAGGATATACAGTGTTCTGGTTGGCAGTACCAATTTTACTATAAGCAAAATCCCAGGAATCAAGTAACTCTATATCGGTTACCTTATTTTGTTCTTGATATACATCTGTAGTTTTTGTAGCAGTCTTACCATTTAAAGTTACAGTTACTTCTAAAGTACCAGCTATAGTTGAATTACTTATGGTAGTACCTTTAGTAATTGCTGATACTGGATCACTATAGGTTATGGTAGCACCAGTAGTTATAGTTTCAGATTCTTCTGAAGTATAAGAAGCTATTTGAGAATAGTTAACAATTCCTTCAGATACTTGTCCACCTGAAGCAGGTATATCTGCTACTCCAAACAATGATATATTTATCCCTGAATAAGTTACAGTATTAGCCTGCTGGGTTATATTAGCCGTTCTAGTTATTGAATTGTTAGTTGGGTCAAATATATTGTTTTTATATTGTATTTGAACTCTATGAGTTATGTATAGTGTTTCTGTTAAAATATCACCAACTGTCGTTCCCCTTGACCCAATACTAACTATACCAGTAGATTCATCTATAGAAAATGGTGAATTAGAAGTTTGGATTTTAAAGGTGTTAGTTTTAGTTATAGTATCTATATACTCTGAAATAGGTAAATCACCTAGAGTTTCCCCACTTGAAAATGTGGTTACATAGGATAAATTACCAACAATTGGACTAGAACTTCCTCCTTTTGCTGGTATTTGAGAAGGATTATAAGATAGAGTTACCGATGGTTCTACCTTGGTTACCTTATTTTCTTGTTGGGTAATAGTTATTGCTCCAGAGATAGTAGAACCATCAACGGTATTATTAGTATACCCAACTATATTTACTGCTCTAGAGGGACCTATAACAGTCCCTCTATTGCTTGCAGTAACTGTATTACCAGATACTGTGAACCCAGGAGAATAACCACTCATAGTAAAAGGAGTAGTTAAAGTAGATACCTTCCTACCATTTCTCCAAGTAGTTAATACCCCTACTAATTCTATGGATCCACCGGATGCGGGTATTACACTTTCCCCATTATCTTTTACCTTTATTTCTAATGTATATTCATAAGTAGCTTTCTCTTGAGTTATATCTAAGTCAGCATAGGTTTTATCACCAGTACTTACACCTACCTTAACTGCTTCAAGAGTAAAGCTTTTACTACGTGGGTTTATATCCATTTGCTCATTTGAACCAATAAGAAAAGTTGGATTTAACTTAGTAGTATCTTGAAATATGTATAAGTTATCATTCTCTACCCCATCTTTCCATGGTACTATAGCTACAACTGGATATTTTTCTCCAGTTGCTCTTGAATCTATAGCTGATAGAATGATATTTGTAGAAGTTTTACTCTCTGCCATAACTCAAAGTTAAAAATTACTTATAAATGGAATCAGACATATCAAAGCTTGCAACTATAGAACCATCTACTTGTTGAACTACTTTTAAAAAAGCTGAAGCTTGATATTGAGATTGTGAAGGGATAACATTGCCCTTAAATTCAAATATCTTAGCTCTCTCTACCTTAGATGAATTATCATCGGATGATAACTGGATTGGTTCTCCCTCTGATATTTTAGAGAAATCCATATATATGTTATCATTTGTACCATCCCCCCAAGGAATGGTTACAAAGTTATTTCCTGTTGGCATACCTAATTTTAATTAGTGGTTCCACTTGTGTTAATGGTTATATTACCATGTTGAATAGCTGGTATACCAGCATAGTTGTTATCAACTATCTCAATAGCTAATGTTATAGCTATCCCACCTAATATACCAGCCATAGTAAACTGTCCAGTTTCTGAAGTCTCAGAATCTACTGCATAAAACCCACTATAAATCATGTTAGCTGGTACTGTAGTTCCATCTATAGTTAGGAACTTACTTACAAATATCTTACCACTATTAAAAGCAGCTAAGAAATCTGAAGCTGGGCCTAATATGGATTCTATTTGAGTAGAAGTATTACCAACACCCAATTTTGATGGGTCACCTGGAAAATGATATACTGATGATTCACCACCTTGTCCTCCTGATAAAAGTTCCCAACTAGACCAATTTACATTATCTGGTAAATATCTGGTATATAACCCTAGATAATTCCCATTGTTATCAAAACCTCCGCATATCTGGGTTTTCTTACCTTTATCAGTTTGATTAACCATTACCAATACCCACCCATAACTATTCATGACTGGTGGAGCATTGGTTACTCCTGGATTAAATGAATAAGTACCTCGTTCTGTAGCATTATTAAGATCAGTAATGGTAGCTAATTCATGCAGTGGATTAGGTAATATATCTTCATCATATACTAGATAGCGTTGATCACCATCTACCCTGTGAACCAGATCTCCTTTTAGATCTATGCCCATAGTACCATCACCTATTTCAACATCACCAGAAGTATTCTTCCCAAGTAACTGGTTTCCACCATTAGATATACCTACACCATCTCCAAGAACTACCTGACCATTGAAGGTATTGGTGTTATTATGAACTTCTGGTTCTGCTATGATTACAGTACCAGTTTCATCCTTCTTTATATAATCATCGGGATTGAAATTAGCTGAGTTATATAAAGTTACCCATGGACCCCATACTTTAGTAGAATCCTGTTCCTTTATAGTTCTCATATATATAGCTCCATCTACATTACCATCAGAAGTAGCTATTTGTGCTCCCCATCCTCCATTATCCCAAGAGAAGGTTAATAAGAATCCAGTTGTAAGGTTGCCAGGTTTTGTACCAGTAGTATTAGCATCAAATAGGTCATATCTTAAATATGAGGATATAGATGCTAAATCTACATCCATACTTTCAACCCTGGTTCCAGCTTTGATAGAATTTATATCATTTATAAGCTGTGAAAGAGAGGTTAAGTTCTTAGTGTTGTAGAATTCATCCTCATTGTCAAGATATAACTTATCCCCTAATAAGTTAATAAAATGATCCAGTGATTGGAAATACATACCATTAGTAGCATCTACACCAACCATGTGATTACCTTGTAAGGTAGAACTCTCTATATTTAATTTATTAGTTACTGATCCATTATTCTTAGTTACATAATCACTTGGGGTGAAATTTGTAGAAGTATATACAGTACTCCACGTAATATTTGACCAATCATTACTTGGATATAATTTTGTTCTGTATACTATGGTATTCTTTATACCACTGCTACTTGATCCTTTATATATAGCTATCTGTAGTAGATCAGCCAGTATTAAAAATCCTGGATTGGTATCACCAGACAAACCAGTAAATGGGTCTACAGTCCTATTAGTAGATGAACTAAAATAACCCATGGTCCAATGATCTAATGGCACTCCTGGGTCATCTAAATCACTTATATATATTAAACCAAATTCTCTTAAATCATTGATAAGCTGAGATAACTTGGTTAGATTATCCTTAGTCCAAGCTTTATTATCAATAAAATTTTCAAAGGTAGCAGTTGGTAACTTCTGACCTATTTGATCCATTATTGTGGTAGCAAAATTTGGATCATCTCCTAAAGCTTTAGCTAACTCATAAAGAGTATCTAAGGCTTCTGGGGATCCATCAACTACATCTGCTATCTTTTGATCAGTATATAATTCTGCACTGGTTAATACAGTTTGATCAGCTATACCATAAGATTTGGTTATATCCTGAACAGTCTGATCTAATTGGTCTTGGGATACACCACCACCTCCGGATGCTATTTCATCGCTTATAGCATCTACCATATCTCTTACAGTGTCATCTCTGCTACCACCAAGTAATAATCTCCCTACACACCAATTAAGATATTCCTTTAAACTATCTTTTATACTTCTTTTCGTTCTCATGACAAAAAAAAATACAAAGTTCTTTTAATCTATAAAAGAGGGTGACTTCCATATCACCCTCTGATTTAATACTATCCTTTGAATACGTCGCTTATTCAATACCATATTTGCTATCTTTCTTTTATCAAAGATAATGACAGCTATGTGTTCTGGTTTCATGACTGTTCTACTTGAACTGTGGTATAAGCTTCAGCATATAAATGACCAGACTGAGCATCTACTAACTTGTAGAATGATTTATAGATACCTGGTTCACTAAATATAAGAGTCCATGGGGTTATAGCTTCATAATCAGCTGGTATATTAAACCCATCTGGAGGTCCCCATGTACCTGAGTTTATAAAAACCTGTTCCTGACCAAGTGAATCAGTGGCTTTAAAAGTTACCGTGGAAGCTTCGCTTGGTTTTTCAGTAATTCCAAAGATTACATTAACCCCATTTATACCATTTTCTCCTATGAGCATGGTTTTTAAAGTAACATTAGCTACTACTGGGACTGTAGCTTTTGGAGTATCTTCAAATCCTATTTGAAAACCATAGGTTGCTTGATCTGGGATTGGTTCATATTCAAAATAAAGAATATTATCATCTACTCCTGGTGCATTTTCTACTACCTGAATACCATTGACCTGATCAGAAGTAAGATATTTAGATAGTTTTCCAGGATCTGGAATAGGAAGCTCCACCCATTTAGTAATATCAGACCATGTAAGAATATCAGTACCAAAGTAAATCCAAACTTCTGGTTTTGGTTGAGTATCCTTGTTTATAAAGGTTAATATCCTTACAGTAGTACGTTCTTTATCTGGTACTAAAGCTAAAGCATCAGCAAGAGTTAATGGTATATAAGTCTGTCCAACTGGAGCATACCTTACAGAAGCATTGATAACCCCATCTGCAAGAATTTGGTTTATCTCTTTAGTAGTGTAATTCAGAGTAGTTGGAGTATCTGGATTACAGCAATCACAAGTACAAGTTGCCATATATTTATTTTTTAGATATTTCCTATTATGGTTCCGTCTTTAGTTTTGACTGGTATATCTGGACTACCACTTACTTGTAATGGTAGGTTACAAAAATCTCTTACTTTTTGATTAGAAGAGTCCAATAACCATATACCTTGATCACCAACTACCATAGCATTTGGCCCGGTATAGGTTTCTAATATCTCTTCTGATTTTTCTGGGTCCTCTCTTCTGAGGATTACAAAGAATAATAATGGTTCTTCTTTAGCTTGTGCTACTTGAGTATCTCCTCCGGGTTTGAGTACTTTTCCATTTAAAATAAACCTATCCTCGGACCAGTTAAAATCCCAATACCCATACTGATTTAAAAAACCATTTTCACTAAGGAGTCTACCAGAAATATATAATACGGTATCTCCTGGATTAAGTTCACCAGATATTGTTAGATCTTCACCTGGCCAGGTTTTTATGTAGTTATACTGGAACAGTCCTTCCAATTGAACTGGAGTATAGACTGTTCCAGAATCTTCACCGTAAGGAAGAGGTTGTTCTATTTTTCTTAACCACAAGAAAGGTTGCCTCCCAGAATCCATATCTATGAAATCCCTTACAATTTTTTTATAGCGTTCCCATCCAGTGGTTGAAACTCTACTTACCTTTCTTCGTGGCATATCTTGTATTATTTGAGAAGTGAGAAAGGATCTGGTCCTGATAATGGACCTTTTATACGTTTGTTTACAGCTTTTGGAACTACTACTCTAGTTGGTCTTTCACATATTGGTAAGTAAATATCTAAACGACCAGCTAGCATACATAGGTTTTCTTTCATCATATCTAATAACCCACCAGGGCCAAGAGCTTTGATGATATTTGAAGCTAAATCTGATTCATCCTCATTGGGATTGAAATACTCTACTTCAGTGGGACCTGTTTGAATTTTCTTTATGTCACCCTGATAACCATCAACTGGATCAGTTCCACCAGAACTTGAAGTAGTATTGTTTTCCAATATGGATTGAGCCTGAGCTTTTACCATATTAGCAACTTGTACTGACATAAAATCATAAGCAGCCAACTCCATTATTAATTGGTTTTCTAGAGCTTCATAATACATTTCATTATTATACTCTTGGAGAGGTATGCAATGATTTACTAGAGGCTGTAAATACAGCTGCCATTTTTCAATAAATTGCCTCTTCATACTAATTGATACAGTCCCAAATATATCTTCTGGGAGATAAGTATCAATTAGTTGATATATAGAAGCAGACAGATGAGTTTTTGCCTTGTCAGTTACTGGTATCTTCTGTTCACTACTACCAACAACTTTTGATGAAGGATCTTCTACATTGAGGATTACTCTATAAAACCCGGGTTTATCGTACTCATGAGTAGGGTTAAATAAAGTAGATTGAGTACCATCACCAAAATCCCAGTGATAAGTATAATCACTGGGAACTTTGGATGATAGGTTTTCAAAGGTGACTTTTAGTCCCACGGTAGCATAATTAAAATCTACTACCATGGCATATTTATTTTATTCATCAGCAGGAGTAAGTTCACCAACTATAGCCTCTACAATAGAAGCTTTAGTATCATCTTCTTCTACCTCTATTTCAAATAATTCAGCAATACCTTTGAGTTGAGTTAAATTAAAATTGTTAGCCAGTTTCTTAATATCTAACCCCTGATTGAAGAGGTCGATAAATTTAACTTTATCCTCTTCAGGATTATATTTTACTTCTTCTTTTATTTCTTTTACTTCTTTAGGTAACCCAATTACTCGTACCAGATGACCACCACCAAGAGCAGCTTTTATCTTTGGATTCATCTGCTGATGAAGATTAAGTTCTACCACCTGACCTTTAGTAATGGTGAGACCAGATTTCATATCATGGAATACTGAAGCATGCTCGCCCAGTTGTACAATTATATTAGCCATAGTTGAATTTTTTAGTTAAATGAAGAAATCCCGAGACCAGGTTGTTATTCCTGATCCCGGGGTTTGTTTAATTACTTTTCAATACTTACAGTGATATATGGGTCAACTTCCATATAAGATGGGAAACCATTAGTGCTAAATTCTTTGGTACCATCTAAGAGGATAGCTGCATCCTGATACATCTTAGAGAAACCAGTAGTAATAGTAGCATAAGTGGCCTCAGTCTGGTTAGAAACAATTCGTTCAGATTCCAGCATAAGTTGACGAGCCGTTAACTTGATCAGAGCTGCACGTGGATCTACCAATAACAACTCATTATCTGGTACACCTGGATGAATATAGAAGTCAGCACTGTTAGGAACTGGAGTCTTCAGGTTAAGGGTTGCCATAGTAGTACCAGACTGACGATTCTTGAACTCTGGTAAGTCTAAGATATCAATTGCCTGTTCTTCATCACCAACCATGGTTTTAAAGTTACGACCTAAACGAGAAGCACGTACCCAAATACGGAGTAAATCCTTATACTGAATACCAGCAGCAGTATCACCAACACCAATTACCGGTGCAGATTCTGAACCATCTGACTGGTTACCATTGATAAGTACATCCAGAGCTAAACCATCTAAAGCATAACCCAGCTGAACACCAAAGTCACGCAGGAAAATAGCCATTACATCCAGAGAAACGTAGTTACGAACTTCGTCGGTAATCTTGAAACCACGACCTACTTTGAAGAGGCTTACTGATTTCTGTCCAAAACTTACATCCCCCAGAGGAATGGTTTCAGCTTCATTTACTCTAGCAGGAGCAGCATCAGAAGGATTAACAAAAGGCATGATAGCAGTTAATCCATTGATAGCCTGATCAGAAGCTATGATATTTGGATAGAAAGGAGCTTCCTTCATACCCAGGTAAATAGCACTACGAATAATTTCTGGTACCAACCAACGGATACTCTGATCTGGCATGGTGAAAATATTGTGCATGGTATCCCGCTTAACATTTACTTCCAGTTTGTCATAGTAATCGTTAAGAGAAAGACCATAGCAATTCTTCACGAAATCTTCCAGGGAAATATCAGTGGGTACTTCATCCTTGTTACCCTGACGGAAGGCATCGAGCTGAGAAACTATCTGTGGCAACTCCTTACGAAAATCAGCTGCCTTCATGTTTTCAATATTTACAGTACTCATTACTTTCTAATTTATTGGTTTAATGATTATTTTACGAGGACCTGGATTAATTCACCAGCTGCTGAAGCTGGGGTAATAGCAATAAACTGGGTAGCAGTAGCAGCTGCAGCATTAGTATATTTAACATACTGGCTATCTTCTGCTGGAGCACTTGGGGTTACATAACCACAAGTAACAGCTGCAGTAGAAATTCCATATACAACTGCAAAAGCAGATACCATTACCGTTACTTCATCACCTGGATATGCAGGGAACTGACTGTTAGTAACAGCTATACCCAAATATACAGTATTTGCAGCACCTACATAAGGACTGATAGTACCCTCTGCATTTAACATTACAGGCTGACCCTGAATGATGGTATCACCAGCTTTGAATACAAAAGCCTGATGAAGTTTGTGAGATTCACTTTTGTAAATAACCGTCTGAGGAGTAGGTACCCCTACTTTAGCCATCAGTTGTGGATTGTTCAATTTCATAATAAATATTTATTATTTGGTTTTGGCAATATTTTTCATTACACTTACAATATTATACCCAGTATCTTTTCCTGCCTGACTACCCTCGGTATCAGTGTTAGCCATGCTAGAAGCACGGTTTACATTTTTAGAACCACAATCTGCACAATGAAGAGGGAATTTTTCCTCTACCTGAGCATCATAGGTAGCCTTTAATGAAAGCAAAGTTTCTACGTTAGTAGTATCTGCTTCTAACAGAGATAAGATATTAGCATCTGCTTTATCTTCATCTACTGTCTTTTTGTAAGAAGCAATGGTAGCTTCCCGCACATCTTTAAGATGAGCTTCTCCTAAGCTTACCATTTTTTCATTTAACTTAATGGTTTCTTTTAAAGAATCTACCTCCTCTTTCAGAGAGGTAACTTCTCCCTCTGCCTTGGTCTTTGCCTCAGACAGACTCTGATTCTCAGATATAATATCTTTAATCTGAGAAAGAGCAAGCTCAACAGTTGGAGTAGAACCTTCAGCTAAGCTGAGCATGTCCTGTCCGAAGAGTTGCTCAAGGAATTTTTCAACTTCGTTCATATTATTATTTTTTGGTGGGTTTTGGTTCCCCTCATTAATAAATTTACTGGTATTGTGCATCGTATCAATTTGGTGAAGTCCCTTGAAATCATAGTATGAGATCTTAGTTTTCAAGGTATCTAAATCCATTGGTTGAACATCAGCATAAGAATAGTATCTTGCACCAGCATAATCAGGATTATTTATCTTACCATTAGCTATAATCTGAGCAAATGGATCAGCTCCATGAGATACAAGGGAAGTTTCTCTATAAGCTATAATCTTCTTAACTATTCTTCGTACTAAACTACCATCACTCAATCTAGTACCAAATTTTTCTCTAAATTCAGAATCTGGCATATCATGAGATTTACTCCATTCAAACATTACAGTTACTGAATTAGAATGGATAGATGGAGGGTCCATTAATATTCCTCTAGCAATCCTTGGATTAGCTTTAGCATCAATCTTAAGAACTCCATTGATACCACCTGGGATTACTACTCCATTATCAGCTTTATAAGAATCTTGCCAAGAAACTGATTTAATAGAACCTATGGCATTTCCTATTTCTGTTTCATGATCACAATTTACAGTCTGACCAACCAACAGGTTCATAGAAGCTTTAAGTACTTCTTCTGGGAACTCGGTAGGATTGTAGTCTTTAGCAACTATACAGTTAGATAATAACCTAAATACAGGTTCTATAAACTCACTATCCTGAGGATTTAAATCCTCTTTTGTTACATCTGGATAATAAGTATTATAATCGGTATTAGCTCCAAACAACCCATATTTTTCAGTGTCTATCTTGGTAGACTTGAAGTAGTTTTCTGAAAATGATTGTAATGGGATTACTCCTGGTAAGTGGTTTGCCATTACACTGTGGCCACCACTTAAAATCATGGTGTCTGTAAATTTTAAGTCCGGCATAATATTAGAATTTATCTTGGTCTAGAATCTTGATCTGCTCTCTTTGGAACTGTTTTATTCTTGTCTCTAGTTTTCCTATCAGAGGTATCTTTATCAGCCTCTCTCTTTTGTTTTTTGGCAGAATCTTGAGATGAAGAAACCCCTTCTGGTTCTTCCATTTGCCTTGGTTCTTTTTGATCTGGTTTTTCATAACCCATTGACCATGCAAATTCTTCTTGACTAATGATACCCTGGTTATATAGACTTACAAGATTACGAATCTTATACTCAATACCCTGTTGAACTTTAAGTTCATCCGATATAGTAGAGGTTCCAAATGTAACTACTACACCTTTATTATTATACCCCGCCAGACGTAATTCTAGAGTGTATAAAAATTCCAAGGCATATTTCAATAGCATTTGAATATTTCTTAACTGGGATATCATTTTTGATAATAATATACCAGTTCCACCCTCTGTTAGGTTATTTTGAACACCTATCAGGGAACCATTTACCCCTAAACCATTAGCAACTGATTGCTGATTCATTGCCCATGGTTTTTCTATATTACCTATCTCTTTAGTAGTAGAATTTAGTTTAAATTCATGGTCATCCTTAAAACCAACCACTATGTTATCCTTAAGACCTTCTCTGAGGTTGATTTTAAGTTTACGAAGGATATGTTCCAACCTTCTAGCATAAGCATCCCTGGATTCACTTGGATTCATTGTGGGTTTCTCCATCTTAGCTTCTAAGAAACCAACCATACCCACTAACTCCATGATATGTTTAAAGTTTACTCTCATATCATGTTGACCCTTCAGGGAATCCAGAGCAGCCATAAAAGGTGGTACCCCATAAGGTTCATCGGTATCATTATACATACCCAAGTATTTGTAAGTCTCATTGTTCAATTTTATGAACTCTGGTTTCTTACTGAGTACCTGATTGGGATTTTTCTGATATGGATGATATACTCCATCATTTAGTCTTCTGAAATATATCTGTTCTGGATTAATAAACAATACAGTAGAGATACCATTCAAATTGTTATTTGGAACTGCTTCTATAGAAATAGCTCCACTAGTAAGACATTGTACAGTAAACTTATTTACTAAACCATCTATACCAGCTGTATATTTAGTCCAAGACTTAGAAGCTAACATTAAATGTTCTCTCATCTTAGTAGCTTCTTCTGGAGTATTTTTAGGGAAAGATATAGTATGACCAGTATTAGCTAACTTGAACATATCCTGTAAAGCTATGCTAACATCTGGATTAACCTTGTATAAATCCCTAATTAATGGTATTACATCTCTACGAAAAGAGGATTCTACCAAGTTAGTAAAATCCCGTAAAGATAAAACTAGTCCACTTCGAGTATCTGGTTCTGATACTCTTCCAGGAGATATTGCTCCCACCTTAGGTGAGTCATCTCTTATCTCTGGAGCTTTTAGTGATTCTTTAGGTTTTCCCCTATTGAACCATGTTCTTGGGTCCAAGATTGACATAATATAATGATTTTGTATGTTACAATGGAAGTATTACTGTGTTTCTATTAGTAGTCTTCCTAATATGGTTGCATATAGCTTTTCCAAATATATCATCATCAGAATAAGATTGACCTTCCAAGTCTATATCTACTGCAGAATTGTTCTGTCTATGTTTACCCATTGCAACTGGTCTTCCCATACCATCATAAATGAATGTGTAAGCTTCCTGTACGAAGAAAGGGTCTTTGATGATAACCTCATCTTCCCGGATATCTTTTTCAAGACCCTCAACTATAAGTGAACGGTTCTTTTGAGTAGTTAACCAACCTGGTATCTTTTCTTCTTCCGGTCTAGATTTACCCTTCTTCTTAAGAAGTTTAGTTGAGTAATATAAATTTGGATAACCCTCATCTTGAAGTTTTATAATGACTGCCATACCAATATCATTGGATTCTGGAGCTATCTTAGCATAGTTAAACTTCTCACCGGTATCACCAAGGAGTTTAGCATACTTATCCAATGGAATCTTACCCTTGTAAACTACTGCTTCTTCTCCTTCTTTTGACATACAAGTAAATGATGAATAGTCAGTACCACGACCAGTAGCACAGTCTGCACCAATGAAGTAATCTGTATTGGGATCTGGCTCATTAAATTCCCTGTATTGACCACCCAACCTCATTTTGATTGGTGGGTATTCAGTAAGCATTTCTTCAATACTTTTGATATCAGCTAGATCAAATACAGTATTACCAGATGATAGAAAGTCACCATCAATTTCCTGAGCAGTTCTCTTGGGACCAAGAGCAGTTGCCATTTCATCGTACCAATTCTGGTCTCTATCTGGGTGCATTTGCCAATACAACCTGATTGGGTTAAATGGGTTACTCCCGGAGATAGCATCCACCCAAGTACTATGATAGAATCCACCAACACCAAAAGGGGTGGAATTTACTATAGCAGAACCACCAGTTGATAGAGTTGGGAAAGCTGCTGCCCAAATCTGAGCTGCCCAACGAACAATAGCAGCTTCATCAATTACAAGTAATGAAAGAGATTCTGAACGACCAGCTTGATCAGAGGTTGGGATAGATTCAATTATTGACCCATTTGAAAACTCCATGGTAGATGCAGAACCATATTCTCCAGTTCTACCATTGATAATAGGAGTTTGTAAGAACCATGGTAAGTTCTTATACATGAACTTAATCTTCTTTAGTACCTTCTTAGCAATGGTATCCTTGATGGAGATAATGTTTATCTTCTTATTGGAATGATACATTGCTAACCATAGACAGTACATAGAGATAAGTTCAGTAATACCTGCCTGACGGAACTTAAGAATGATATTGAACCTTTCCTTGATGAAGTTGTATAAAACAGATTTTTGGTAGGGATATAGATCAAATCTTACCCTACCAAGTACCGGGTTAATAACCCAGATGAAATGTGAAAAATAGAATAAATCCTTAGATACCTTAGCTAGTATCTTTATTTCTTCAGAGCTTAAATATTGTTGCTGTTGAGTTGTTTTCTTGGCCATGTTAGAAAGTATAGTTTAACCTCAGGTATAAATCAGTCCCTATACCTTTCTCCAGGTTTGGGTAATAAAATGAATTGAATCCCAGTTCATAATTAAATTTACTGGTATTGTACTTCAATCCAAAATCCAAATCATATAAGTTGTTGAAGGGTCTTACAGTAACTTGTACTGTTGGAGAAAATCTTTTAAAGAAATTTTTTCTCTCGAAAGTAAGGTTATTGTTTACATAGTTGTATGAATAAATGTTTGGATTGATTGGATACTGCTTGTTGTATATGTTTCCTCTTGTATTAAGAAGATTCATATCTAACTTCTGATCATCAAATACCATTGATATCAGCTTGTCATTAGTTGGATATTGGGTTAGAAATTGGGAAGATATACTAAGGATTGATGAGTCCTTGAGATATATTTCCAGTGTATCATATTTCACTTCTACCCTATCAACAAAAATTGAATCAACCTTGTATTGAGTTATGTACTCTGGTACTTGGATATACTTGTACTCAGTATCTGGTTTCAAGTACTTATCCACATAAACCGTATCTGGTGGGGAATCCAAGAATTTCACTTCTGATTTTGGATTCATGAATTGATAAACACATAATATCCCAAGTCCAATGATCAGTATGTGGAGTATCCAATTCTTCATGTTTTTAGATTTTGATTGGTTATAGTCTTTTGTATGACCTTTTAGGTGTTTTAAGGGGAAAGGGGGGATTATAGGGGGGTATGGGGATTAATCAGGCTATAAGCTAATAGCTATTACAGTCTTAATAGCCTCCTAATATCTGGCCTGATAAATATTGCTAGCCAAATGTTATAAGCCTATACAGGCTAAGGAATATAGGAGGCTAAAAAGATAATTACATCTAAATGATTATACTACTACTTTTAAGTAGTAGTATAATTATCCTATAGCATAGCTATAGGATAATTCCATACGCGTATATGTGCGCGTAAAGTACTTAGAGTTTTAATTTTGCTTTTTTAGCTCTATGAATACATTTTTTAAACCATAATCCAACTTCATAAACTGATCCCTTAGATAGTGTATTTCTAGCTTTGTTCAACCAATAAGTTTTATTAGAATTATCAAAATAAATATTGAAATTTCTAGGAAATCCCATAATAATTCTATATTCTTCAATTCCCATAGGTAATCCATTAGGATTAAACTGTCTATTTGAAGGTCTTAGAGTCAATGGATAAGCATTTGGTCTATTTCTATATACCCCAGGTAAAGTTTTCATCCTAGTACCTTTCATAGGCCACTTAAATTCATCTTTAAATTCATTATTCCAAAGGTGTTTTACCTGTTTTACAGTTAAAGTTGATCTAGATTTATCACTATAATGATACATAGCTAGCTTTTTATCACTATCTTCTCTAAAATTTAGTTCTTTTATGATCATATTCCCGATATCCTTCACTAAAAATGGTTCAGAAACCCTAAAAATACTCTCAAAATAGTGATAATCTAGTTTAGAATCATGTCTTATACCTATCAAAATGAGTCTTTTTCTTGATTTTTGAGAGTTTCCAAACTCAAATACTGAATGACAATGGGGGATCAGGTGATATTTTGATAATTTTTTCTCCCATTCTTCAAAAGGAATCAAATCCAGAAGCTTTGGAAGATTCTCTAAAAGAAAAACTTGAGGTAAAAATTGCTCAATAGCATCCAAATAAAGGTTCAAAGTTTTATCTTCCCTTGGTTTACCCAATGTTTTCTTCCTTGAATAACTAAAATTACTAGAATGACCACAAGAAGGGGAACCAATTATGATATCTGGTTTCACCCCTTTGTATTCTTCAATACTTTTTAGAAATGGAATATCACCAAAATTAAGTTTCCATTGTTCTTCATTCTTGGTATGAAATACTGCTCTTGGTTCAATATTACCAATTAATGATTTTCTAAATGGGAATAACAGAGCACCTTGTGCTGCACATACTCCTAAAACTAATAATTTGTTTGCCATAATGGTTAAGAAATTTATAATTAAACAAACTGGTATTGCAAAGCACTCTTTAACTATGCAAAATATTAATTAAACTCTAGAAAAGTATATGAAATTAAACATTGGAGACTCAGTATTGGTAACTGGACCAGCACATTTTGAAAAAGCAGAAGTAATTGAAAGGAGCAAAGGGATTTACACTTTAAATAATCAAATGAAAATCACTAAGGATTTGAGTATCATTGGCAATAGCAGATTTAAAGTTACTCCTTTCAATGATGAGGAATATAGTTATCTTATTGCCGTAAATCAAATCCCTAGACAATTATCACTTATAAAGGAAAAGATGGATCAAGGGTTAGCAAAGGAATCAATCCTAAAAATCCATCAAAAATTAAAGAATATTATAACTAAATACACTTAATCATGTTTAGTTTCTGGAGTCAATTAAAAGCACTAGTTGCTACTAAGTATTTTCAAGTAATAGGTGATCAATGGATCAATATCCTTTCTTATCACAAAGCATTAAAGGATGAGTTTGGAAAACTATATGAAAATGCTTTAAGTAAACTCCTATTTAGAGCTATCCTTTGTTGCATTATAATAACACTTTTATCATCACTATGATAACTTTCTTTATTGTTCTTTACTTAGTTGGATTAATCTTAACATTCTTAATAGATATTACACTTATTCACAACAACCCAATGTTTGAATCAGATAGGAAATGGTTTATAGTTTTCTGTATCTGGGTTTCATCTCCTATTTGGATAGTTGGATTATTATATACTCTGATCAAATCAATATTTAAGAAATCATGAGTAAATTTATTATAGCTTGGTTAACAGTATACGTGTTTGGTGGTTTATTCTGTGTATTAGTGGGATTAGCTCTAAATTCCATTATAGAAGCAATAACCTTCTTTTCAATTACCTACGTTGGGTTTTCATTACTAGCTCTATTTGGAGTAGCAGCTTATTATTTTATTAACTGGTTAAATAAAGATTAAAACCCATAGAAGGATTTTTATTATGAATACATTCACTCTGGTTCATAAACTAATGGACTTCATCAAGTTCAGAACCAATATAGAAAAGGATTATTCAGTAGAGAATATAAACCGTATCTTCAAAGATTTTTGTAACACTCACCAAGTGACATGCAATCAAACTCTAGTAGTAAAATATACTAGAGGAGTATCTAGACACTTGGCTACCAACGATGGAAAACCTTTAACCTTTTTTAAAAATAATATCATATTACCATGACAATAGAAGAATTTGCTAATAAGCTTTGGGAATTTGTATTACCTAAAGTAAGAGAGTTTATAAGGGAAAATAGCTTTGATGATCTTGAAATTGAGATTTTTTTAGAAGATCTCAATAAAGAAGCTGATACCTTTTGTGAATTGAATGGCTTCAAAAAAGAATTTACCTTTGAAGCATCTTACAGAGATGGAGTCTTTTCTATAACTCCTACTCATATTGGATATAAAAATAAAATTAACTATCTAGAGGAATAATATATCTAAGCTAATAAAATCCTAATCTTATAGGGGGCTACCTTTCTAGAGGTAGTCCTTTTCTTGTGTTATATTTATTTTGGATTGATATCTAAAGGAAGGGTTTAGTGGGAATATCCTTGTGTGTTTGAGAACCCATTACTATGAGCTTAAAACTTGAGTTAATAAGAAAGGCCCATTACATAGGTTTAAAAAGTAGTCGTAATAAAAAGGGCACACGGTGTCTCTAATATAAAAAATCCCCTATTAAAAAATAGGGGACAATTTTTCTTCATGCTTCAATTTGAACAAATACCAAATCATTTTTTATTTCTGATTTAATTATTAATCCATCATCATTTAAATCATCAATAAAATTTTTGATTGATTCATTTTGATTTGGATTTTTATTTTTGAGAACTAAAAAATGATAACAGTTATTTTCGTTCATTCTGAAATTATATCGGATTAGTTCAATATCCAAATTTTTTTCTTCTGCATTATCAGATATATATTCCAAATATTCCGATAAACTTTTAATATTGTTTTCCATAATTATATTTATTTATTCATTACAGAAATAAATCGTTTTACAAGTTCTTTATTATCTTGTGTAGAATTATTATCTACAATTTCGTTTACATTATTATAAACTTCCTTTGCATATTCTTTCCATACTTTTTGTAGTTCTTTAATTTTTGTAGGATTTTTTTCTACTTGTAAAAAAGTTCCTAAGAAAGATTGCAATTTTCTACGTAATTTAATCCGTAAAGATTTTTTTTCTTTGTCTGATTTGCATTCATCAAAAAGAGAATTTTTGTAAATGCTTTTGCGATTCTTAGAATTGGAAATTAAAACTTCTTTTCCAAAATTCAAAACTTCATTTGCTTTCATAATATAATACCTAAAATTTTTTATTAATTATTTTTGGAAATATCTAAGTAGAAATT